AACAAGTCTTTGTACCGTATAGTAACTAATGCTTCTTTACGGTCTTCTTTGAGAATTTGTCCATAGACATCATCGCATGGTTTATATAATTTTCCAATTTTTTTACGACCTTTTACTTGAAATTTAAAAAGATCTTTTTTTAGGCTATCGCCTATTGTAATTGTCATATCTACTTCTTCATGCCAACCTAGAGATCGACCATCAGATCCCCATGCCCGTTTGGATTCAAAGCCATATTCTTTAGCTTGATTTACACATTCTCGCTCAATTCTATTGCCTTTCTGTTTGGGTGCTTTGCCACTCATTTTTTATTTTCCTTATTTACGATTGTTAATGGCAAATCTAAAACCCATTCTAATGCTTTTGCATATCCATAATTTTCATCAGATATAGCACTTTTGACTTTACGATTTACACATTTTTTATAAGTATTAAGCAATTTTTCAAATATTTCATCTTTATGCCTTACATATATTGATTGTTTACTCATTCTTCCTCCTCAAAATTATGCTGTGCTTTTTCTTTTGCAGTTATAATTTCTTTATATGTTGGCTGTCCTAATAGTTTCCATATGTCATCTAAATATTTTTTACCATCGCTATTCATGCATTGTCTATTTGTTACTTCTAACTCACTCAATAAGTGTATTAACTTTTGAGTCATTTCTGATTGTATGTTCGTTTTAGGTATTTTCATGCAAACCATCCTTTTTTAATAGTAAATGCTGTAAATATTTCTAATTTAGTTACACCAATGCTTACTTGAATACTATCTCCACCCAATGTTGAATATCCTATAGACATTTTAATTAGTTTACATAGTATCATTATCCATACTGTCCTTTCTTTGTCTTGGATCAATATCCTTGTTATCAAAGGAAATCCCAAGAGGTTTATGCTGTTTCCAGTTTTCATTAAATGTTTCCTGTTTATGAAATGTCATTGTTGTTATTTCACCTATATCATGATCATGTACATATACAACAGCATTTTGACCTTCTACTTTGTATAATTGATCATTTTTTAAATGAATTTCGATTATTGCCATAATGGCCTCCTCGGTATGTGGTAACAGGGCACAGATAAATGAATCCGTGCCCTATGTATTAGTTTCTTTTATCAAAGGTGAAAGTATCCCAATTGTAATTGAGAAGCAATTCAAACTTTGATTCGTCTCTTGCTTTTAAAGATTTAACTACTCTAGACTTACTCATTTCTTTACCTTGAAATGCAATATATTGGTCTGATTTTTGTTCTATGGCACTATTGCCTTTACCACTATGCACATCCAATGTATTTGTTTCTTTGAAATTGTAAGACGCTGATTTAGAAATATGATGTACTGCTAACACAATAACATCTTCTTTCATTGCTAAATCTTTTAAGCCATTTGCGATTACTTCTTGTCTAGCAAAGTCATCTTTACCAGCATATTTAGCTGGTATTCTATCAATTGTATCTACAACGACTATTTTTGCTTCAGTTTCTGCAACAAAACTAGATAAATCCTGTATGTCAGGACTTACTGTTTCTAGTTGAATATTGTCTATAGATTTTTGTGCTTGTTCTATGCTGTCAATATTTCCACTTTTTACTATGTTGATAATGTCTGCTTTTGTTTTCTTCATTGCTGCCTGCAAGAACCTTCTTGACATAGTTAAATCATCTACTTCTAAAGATAAGAATAGTATTTTTATCTTAGGTAGCTGGGTGATGAGATAACTGATAAAAGCTGTTTTACCTAACCCTGTATCGCCTATTAATGTAATAAGCTGACCAGAGGTAAATAAATGCGTTTTAGGCATAAATGTGAATATATCTTTTAAGTCAAAAGATCTATCTGTGAAGTCTGATGTATAATGCTCTATCAATTTATTAACCATTTGTTCAGCATTTAGTATGTTTGTTTCTTCATCAAGATTTTTGTACTTATACAATAGACATTTACTATCGCAATAGGGTTGTAGTACTGGATGATTACAACCGTAATTGTAATCATTTTTAAAAGCATCACTAACGATTCTGCTAACTTCAACTGAATCTAATGGATTATCCATTTTAGCCATATACGCTCTTGCAAGATGATCACACGCTACCTTATCAAATGCATATTTTTTACGCCATATGCTAGTTAACGCTAATAGATGTTTATGTCTATTGCTAGGTACGTGTCCAGCATTATAAATATGCTGTACACATGTAATATATCTTGTGGATATACCTTTTGCATTGTCAAATACTTTACGTACTTCTTCAATGTTTTTACGGCTCATATCCATAGGATCTAACCCAGTTACTTTTTCTTTACTGATTTTATGAGGTTTATAACTGGTTCTAATCTCTTGTGCTAATTCGGCTATATCTAAATACTCTAATTCAGATAATTCTGTATAGGATATAGGTATTTTATATAGCTTTGATTTTTTATTATAAGAATGCCCAACACGTATTAATCTTCTGCTATCATATATAATATCTATATGATCTCCAAAGTCACGTTGCATAGTTGCTCTTACTTGTTTAGCTATTTGATTAGAATTTTCAAATCCGTACACATTGCCAAGATGTATATGAAAACCTTTACCAGAAAACCATATATTATAATGTTCTGGTTGTATTAAAAGCTTTTCCATTTTGTCAATTACGTCTAAGACTTTTAGTCGTGTTTCGTTACCCATGTTATTATCATTTTTAATATAATCAATGTCAATAACAAGTTTATCTACTCCTTGTGTTCCGTTGAATCCAGTTACAGTATCGTTTTTAGCAACAAATTCTACAATATCAGCATCGTAAAGAAACATACTTCTGTATATTTCTAGATTTTGATGTTGTGCTGCTACATTAGGAAACTCTTTTAATTCGCAAAGATGATTTCTATTGCTAACACTTGCTGTAGCGTATTCTACCCACCAGTTATTAGTTTCCATGTTGTCTCCGCACTTTCTGTTTTAACTTCTTCAATTGTTGAAACGTCAATGTCATCTAGCTCAGTTCCACTTTTTAGATTTCTCCAAGCACGTGAATAAGTACTGGGGGTATGTAATTTCCCCCAATACTCGTTTCCGTAATTGACCAAATTTGTTTCAATTTCATGAGAAGCAACTGTTTCTATACCATTGTCTAATCTATTTCTCAGCCATTTCTTTATTATGAATTTAACAGTTGGTACTTTCATGTTAAATGTCCAGATCGAAATCGGCTTTTGCAGAAGGTTTTGCTGGAGCAGATGTTTCAATATCTTGATCCATATCTTCTGTAAAATAGTTTTTAATCCATCCATCTTGTACATCTTTCATAACTTTCGTTTTTAATGTACCTTGTGCTGCATCTGATCTAGCGACAATTTTATATGTATCCCAGAAATTCTTACCGCTTTTCTTGAGCTTTGTTGTTTTGTAAGAACATAGCATAAATTGTCTTCCTATAGCTGTGTCGCACCATTTATCTGGAATGGTGTAATCATCATTCATATAAAGATCTTTTTCTTTAAATATTGATTCAAAGAAGTTCTTTACTTTAAATGCTGATCCCCAAGACTTTTGATCAGTAGTTAATATGTCTTTTTTTACATTTCCATAGATTTCTAAGGTATTGTCCCAATCTTGTCCATCATTGTATGTTATAGTTAAAAACATATCAAATGTAGGGTTCCAGTTTCCCCACTGTTTTTCAACGTCATAATCTATTTTTACAGATTTGACTGTTCCTGTTTTTTCGTACGGCATCTATGCTGCCTCCTTTTGTTTTTTTCTTAGTTCTTTAATCTTCTTATCCAATTTATCAATAGCAGCTTGTGCTTTTTCTTCTGTTGGATTTGAATTGATTAAAGTTTTTACTTTAGTAGACGTATCAGTTCCTTTGAATACAGGGTCTCTGCTAAGTCTATCTAATTTTACATTTTGATCTACTGTTATATAACCTTCTTTAGGTTTTTGACCATTAATTAATGTTTCTGGTCTATAATCAAGATCTTTAATGTCTTCTCCAAACCATAGTTCTATACCAAAACCAGTTAACATGCTACCTGCTTTTGCAATACAACGTCTGATGGTATTTTCTACTTGTGCAGCATCTGGAGCTGCTTCTGCACTCATTTTAAAGTTACGGACTGCTAGACATTCTTCATGCGTCTGTCTATCACCTTCATTATCTTCTAATGTAAGAGTAACTTTAACTATTGCAGTACCATTTGGTAATAACATATATGGTAATGTTAGCGTAGTACCATCTTTAGTGATTTGGTATTCATGTGTCTTATATTCGACATATTGAAAATTTCTTTTCAAATGGTCATGCATTACTGCCCAAGACACATAGTCTGCTGAGAAATTACCGCCACCTTTTGTTTCTACAAATGGTTTATAGTCTTCATTTCTCAGTATTTCGTAGAATTTATTCATTCTAACTCCTGTTTGTTTAAGTTTATTAGCACAAGTTAAACTGTTTTGGTTTATTTCTGGATAAATATACAATTCACTTTGTTTAACTCATGCTAATTTGTTGTTATTATTAATTTTTCTAACACGTCTAGTGGGGAGGTCGAGGTAAATCTTACGCTCTAGTGTCCCCACCGTCAGTGATTGCAATTTGCAAATAAAGGAAGCAGTGCAGCTATGTCGAACGATGCGGAGTTCAACAATTAGAGGAGCAAACCCTGAGGAACCACACTGCTTCACAATTATGTAAGCACGATTGGTTTCACATAAGTTTCTTTATCTCCATCTCTCCACATTAGTGCATTCTGTACTGTATTTTGAGTATTAGGTACACCTTCAAAATGAATTTCAGATGTACTTGGATTTACCATTCGTAGATAATTACACCAACGTGATCCGTCTGGCATTGTTTTATCTTCTACTTTTACTCGTACTACTTCGTATGGTCTATCGTCTACTGTGTCTTTATTTAATACTTCAGATTCACAATTGGCAAGAATAGTATCCATTCCAA